AATACGACAGGTCAAACTCTGGAAATTATTGTTAAAACAGGTGCTATCGCTGGTGTATTTATTGATAATATAAATATGACACAATTAACAACAGAAACAATTCAATTTAGTAGTATACCCTATGATTATCAATCTGTGCAATTACGTTGGACAGGAACTACTTGGCTAATTACAAATGTACTTGGTGCAACGATATCTAACTAATTATAAATATAAAAAAAAGCCCATCATTGATGGGCTTTTTTACTTTAACATTTGTGCAATTCCTAATTTAACATCTTGAGTATCTTGTGTAATCTTAACTAATCTTAAAGTTTTTTGAGAATCTTTATTATTAATTATAATAAAATCCCCTACTTTTATTCTTTTAGGATTTCTCCATGCAATTCTTATACTATGCATACCTTGTTCTTTTTGAGAATTTTCATATCCTAAAATAGAACAATATTTCGTGTCTGTTGTTGTATGAAAATGATGTACTTCTCTTTTTGGAGGTTCATCTTTTTCAATAATTTCAATTATTTTCTTAGGTTTCGGCTTTTTAAATATAGACCTAATGAATTGTATCATATTAGTCCTCTAAGACTCTTAAACTTTTTAAGAATGTATTTAATTCTTCTTCATCGAGTTCAGTAATTGACTTTATATTGAACTCATATAATTTTTGAAGATAATTTTTAGCTGCAGTTTCTCTAGCTTTTTCATTATCCATTTCAAAAAGTTTTTTACGAATCTGATTTGTGGTTTGTGTAAATGTTTTCATATTGCATTATATTTTAAACTTAACTTTATATATCAAAAGAATTTGATTTAATTATTTATTTTTTTCCTTTTCCATTTCATTATTGATGTTTTCATAGGTAATAAATAATCTTTTCCATTCTTCTCGAATGAGAATTTTAACAAATTCTAATATATTTTCTTTTCTTGCCATATCATTTGAAAGAATTGCACGTAAAAGAAGAGCTTGATTTGCAAAAATTAATGTATCTTGATCTAATACAATATTTCTTTTGATAGTTTTAATTTTTTTATTTTCTTCTATCTTATCAGTTTCATACGATACATTTAGTCTTTCTGCTACTTTTTTGAAAATCTCTTCTTCTTCAGGGCTAATGAGATCTTTTTGTATCTCTTTAAAAACATTTCTAGCTTCTTTTAAAAATTTCTTATCTGACATAATAAAACATAACATAGTTGAACAAATATTCATATATATCTAAAATAGATAAAAAGTTAATGAAAAATATAAAAAACTTAAAACCAAATGTAAATGGACCCTTTGTTCAGGGTTACTATAAAGTAAATAATCCTGAAAAATATGCAGGTGATCCAAGGATTGTAATATTTCGTTCTTCATGGGAGAGAAAGTTTATGATTCTATGTGATTTAACACCGCAAATTATACGTTGGGGTTCAGAACCAGTACAGATAAAGTATATAAGCCCTTTGGATCAAAGAGAGCACATATATAATGTAGATTTCTTTATAGAAGTTATTGATAATGAAAATAAAAAGTATAAATATATTATTGAAATTAAACCTAGTGTTCAAATTTCAAGAGAACCTGTACTAGAAGGTAGAATAACCGAAAAAAAGCTTTTAAGACATGCAGAGCTTACAAAAATGTATACAGTCAATAAAGCAAAACAAATTGCTGCTATGAAATGGGCAATGGATAGAGATATGAAGTATATCATTTTAACAGAAGAAAACTGGCCATTTAAATAAAGGATAATGTATGATTGATGTAGTTATGCCTTACCTCCTTTTGGTTTTACATCATTAAAAGAATAACTATAAAAGTTTTATGAAAGCTGAAGCTATAAATATGTTGCAAGGAGGATTATCTGGAGCTAAAAAAGTTCTAGGTGAAGAAGTTCAAGAATGGTTTAGACAAAAGTATTTGTTGCAAAAGCATCCTATACAGGACAAAATTTATACGATACCTAGTTATATTCCTAGTGGAAAAATATATTTTGCAGTAAATGAAACTAAATTTACACCGAAACGAGGATATCATGATATTTTTCCTCTTGTATTTCATACAGATATAGTACCATATAAAAATACTGATACCATGCTTTTTGGTATAAATTTAAATTATTATAATTCTATACAAAGAGCTATGTTTATTGATGGTGCAACAACTATCTTTTCAAGATACATAGAAGAAAATATTAGAAGAATAGAAAAGGGTGATTTATCACAATTTTCAGTTGAAGGAATGAACGAATTTTTAAAAGGATATATAAGTACTATGGGATTAAATGTAAGTCGAAAACGAGATACATTTATTTGGTCTAAATTTAAAGCTGGTTCTGTTATTCCAATTGACTATGAAGATTGGAAATGGATTCCGCTTTTAGTACCATTCGGAATAGTTGGAAAAAGTATTTCCGAAATTCAATCAAATTGATAATTATAAGAGAATATTATGGCAGGTTTTGTATCTAAAGATGGAGTAAGAACATATAATTTTACATCAGGTCCAGCTGATACTGTAAGAAAATTATCTTCTTTTGGAATGTATTATGATGATCTTATCATACAACGTAGACAAGGAGCTGGAGAAACTGAAACCAATTCAGGAGGCTCAGGTGCTCTTGGACATTCAGTATATGGTGGTTATGGCTCATCTCAATGGGATCAGAGATTACTTGCAGCTATGGCTATACAAGACATTGGAGGTCTTAAGGCTCTTGCTATCTACGATTCAAATTATATTGGTAAGAGAGATTTTTTACGTTCTTTCTCACTAAACGACGAAGTAGTAGAGATTTTAGATACGATAGCAGATGAAGCTATAGTATTTGATGACAAAAACTGGTTTTGCTATCCTGATACGAAAGGTCTAGAATCTTTTCTAAAAGAAGATAAGAAAGAGGAGATTGTTGAAGCAATTCATGAAGAGTTTAAAAAGTTATACGTTAAGTTTGGCTTTAATAATAATACTAAAGCATGGAATCTTTTCAGACAATATCTTATAGATGGTTTTTTAGCTTTTGAAATTGTTACTGACGAAGATGGAAAGGATGTAATAGCTCTTAATAAATTAGATCCAGCTACATTAGAACTTTCTACAATTGTAGGAGAAGATGGGGAAGAGTATATTGTATGGATTCAAAAAATTGGCAATGAAGCAACTAGAATTCTTTATGATTCTTCAGTAATTTACATAGCGTATGCTCAAAATCTACAAATGGATAGAGTAAGTTATGTTGAACGTCTTGTACGACCATTGAATTTGCTTCGTTTGATAGAAAATTCTAAAGTTATGTGGCATATTATGTATGCTCAATTTAGATTAAAGATGACAATTCCTATTGGAAGTAATTCTCCTCAAAAAGCAAAACAAGAATTATCAGAGATTCTTAATAATTATAAAGAAGAAATATTTTTCAATGATGCTGATGGTACATTATCTATAAATGGTAGACCTTCTATTCCATTCTTTAAACACTTTATGTTCCCTTCTAAAGATGGAAATTCTCCTAATGTCGAAGTCATTGGAGGTCAAGGTGTAGATTTATCTAATCCAGATTTCTTAAAATATTTTGAATTAAAACTTAGAAGAGCTTCTAAAATACCTTTGAGTCGTTTTGCTGATGGTGGTGGAACAATGAGTTTAGGTGCTGAAGGTATACAGAGAGATGAAATTCGTTTTTATAATTTTATTAATAGATTACGTTCGGGTTTCCAAGAAATAATGCTAAAGCCATTAGTTTTACAATTAATAATGAAATATCCTGAATTTGAAGGTGATCATTTATTTAGATCTAGTGTTGGTATTAAGTTTAATAGAGAAAATAGTTTTGAAACTCAAAGAAAAGTTGAAGTTCTTCAAAAACGTATTGGTGCAATTAATGAACTTCTTGGTGTTCCAAAAACAAAAGACGATTCTTATTTCGATTTAGATTTCGTAATGGAAACATTCTTGAATCTTACTCGTGAGGAAATACAAGAAAATAGAGCAATGCTGAAAGAAAAAGAAAAGAAAGCAGGGGATAAACCTGAAGATGAAAGTGCACCAGCTGAATAAAAAATAATAACCCTAGTATAACTGGGGTTTTTATTTGTATTAAAAGAAAGTTTGATATATACATTATATATCTGAAGATATATCTGGGCAGGGACTGTCCAGTACACGGGTGGAGACTTTAATAAGACTTTGATAGCACAAAGCATAAGTCTGTGAAACCTGAAGCCCATTTTAGCTTTAGCAAATGGGTAGTTCACTTTGATATATAGATATACTAAAAATTATAACATGTATATGAGAAGTTTTAAGGAATACAAAGAGAAAAAGGTTAATGAAGCAAAAGGCATTGCAGGGGAACCTTTAAAGGAAGATTTAGAAACTATTAAGAAACATATTAATAGTGTTATTTTAAAACCTTATAAAGTAAAGATAGAAGTTCTTTCTTTACATAGAGACTATGGTGATAGTCAAACGTTTATTTCAAATCCTATAACAGGATCGACATTAGGAATTTTTGGACCTGCTATTGATTATGCACAAATTAATCTTGTTATTTCAAATTTAGTAGGTAAATCTAATGCAAAAGAAATTGAGTTATTGATAAAATACACTACTAAAAGTAATTTAAATAATTCTTTTCCAGCTGGTAAATATTTATTACAAGATGCTATCATACGTTATATCAGCTCAGAAGAAAACATGCCAATAGAAGAAGTAGGAGAATCGAAATATTCGGTTCTTAGCCATGAAGAAATATAATTTATAACTATGAGATATTCAAACGTACACGAATCATTTTTTGACTTTTTAAAAGATAAAAAAGAGAAAGAACGTAAAGGTGTCATTAACAGAATTCAAAATTTTCTTAACAACAATCCCCAATATGGATATGATGCTCAATTTTTATTACCAGGTCTTTGTCCTTTGAAAAAAATGGCAGAATCAGTTGTTATAAGTGAGAAAAATTTAAGAAATTTAATTAAAGACATTAATTATGATTCCATAAAATTATTTCGTTTGAAGTCAAAAATATGGACTGGAGATGTTGTTGCTTTAATGCCTACTGAAAATTCAAAACATAAAATGGTATCAAAATCATTTAAAGCAAGTATTGATAGTTTTTCAGATTATTTACAGGACTTTGATAATTATCCTAAGCGTAGAAGATATACAAAAAGATATAGTGATGATTATGCATTGCGTTACCCAAGGAGAAATAATCGTTATGTTTCAGAATCTTTTTTTTCAGATTTTATGTCATGGATGAAAGATGGAAGTGCAAAAAAAGATGATATAAATTTTGAAAATGCTTTATTTCAAATTACACATTTTCTTGTTAAATATCCTGGATACGATTATGATAAACAGAATGATATTCCAGGTTTTATATTTCTTACAACACTAGCACAATCAATTCAAATTCCGTATGATTCTTTAATAGAAGTATTTAAGCAAAACAAGTTCGAAAATGCAGAAATAGTTAATTTTAAAATGGATGGAATTGAAGGACCTATTGTAGTTTTTGGAAAACCTTCGGTGGAAAGAAAAACACAATGGGATTCTTGGAATGCTGAGTTACAATCAAAGAGTGAAGAAGAAATAGAGAGTATTGCTTTTGTTGCATCAGATATTGAAGATGACATTAAACAAGAAGTAATCGATACACCAAAACCTCAAACTAAAGATATTCAAAGTGAGATCACACCAGAAGTAAAAGTAAATGTAGATGTGATTGATGAATCTAAAAAAGAAAAAATTATTCAAGCAACAATTGAAAGTTTATCGACAGTTTTCAATAAAGTCAAAAAAGATTCTCTAAATATTAGTCAAAAGACATTACTAAATTTATTTGAGCGAATGTCTGAAGAAAATACTACAAAAGTTTTAAAACAATTTCTTTCGTTTTTATTTGAAAATAATTCAGAATACTTGAAAAACTCAAGTTTTTCTAACGAATTATTTGTTGAAAGCAATAATAAAAAAATATTAAAAACAGATCTAAACGAGAATACAATTGGTATTAAGTTATCTAATTTCATTTGGACTGATATTCCAACTATAAAGACATTGATAGAATATTATCAAACTTATTCAGATATTTCAAATGATGTAACTGAACTAGAAACGGAAGAAACACTAGATCCTGAAGTAAAAGTAAGAGAAATTTCAAATACAGAAAATATTATACGAATGAGTCAATTTTTAAAGATGGTTTTAAAATCTTTAAAAGAAAAAATGTCTACAATTTCAACAGGACCGTTAATGGACTTGAACGTAAATTCTATACTAAAAGATTCTAACGGGAATGAACAAGTCACACTTGCAATTAAAAATATAATTCAGGATTTTCCAACATTTTCAAATGAAGATAAAAAGAAATTAAATACCGTTTTTATTGAATATAAAGACAATCCTAATACTTATTTTATAACTCAAAATCTTGATTCAGCTACTCCTATATTTACAGATTATTTAATTAATGATATCCCAGATATTTTTGCTAAAACAATAGAAGAGAGTATTTAATATGAATTACACAACATATAAAGAAATGATTTTAGCTATAAAAGATTCTAAAAGTATTGAAGAACGACAAAATCTTGTACGAGAGATTAGTAAAAATTATATTTCCCCCACTCTACAAAGTGGTAGCAGTTCTATTTCTGTAGGAACAAGTTCAGAAGATGTCAAAATAATTCAAATTATATTAGCAGGATTAGGATTTTTAACATATGATAAAATGTCTACTACACTTGATACAGATACAATGTTGGCATTGCAAAAATTTGGAAAAAAAATAAATGTTACGATTGATACTAATCAATCTATATCTAAAAATGTAATAGATTTATTTACGGGATATACAATTAGTACTAATACGACTACGGTAGTTAAAACACCAGTTCAACAGCCAGCAACACAACCATTAAATACAAGTATACCAAAAGAAGCATATGATGATAAATACAATTGGCCTCCTCCGCCAAACAATATAAAAAGTTTTAGAGAACATGCGACAATGCTGTATGGTAAAATTGAATATGTAAGTAAAGGTCTAAATACTGATGATATTATCATTACAAATAATTTTGTTAAAGAAAATATTATCAAAATAACAATTCCTCAACTTGCAAAAATACAAAATCCACACGGTATAAGTTTGTCATGTCACAGATTGGCTGCTCCTAATATTTTAGGACTGTGGCAAGAATGGGAAAATCTCGGCCTTTTATCTAGAATAATAACATTTAATGGTCTTTTTAATGCACGATTTGTTCGAGGTAGTAGAACAACATTAAGTCCACATGCTTATGCAGCAGCATTTGATATTAATACTCAATGGAATGGCCTAAAGAAAAAACCGCCAGGGGTTGGTGAAAAGGGTAGTGTTAGAGAACTTGTTCCAAGTGCTTTAAGATGGGGATTTAATTGGGGTGGATTTTGGAAGAGCAGATATGATGGTATGCATTTTGAGGTAATTGAACCTAAATCTCAAGGGACAATGTATGCATAACAAAAATAGAACAAATAAAAAGAAAATTTACAATTATGAAGAATTTGTTTTAAATGAAATGAAACTTCAAAATGCTGAAGAAGCTATTGATATAATTAAAAAGCAAACAACATCTAATGATAAAGAATTAGTCATTAAAGAAATTTCAAAGGAGTACTTTTCAAAAGAACTTATTAACGGCCAAAGGGTATTAAATCTAAACGACAGAAATCAGGATATTTCTGTAGTACAATCTATTTTGATTGGTTTAGGTTATCTAAAAAATCATACTGCTAATGGTATTTTAGATATTGATACTTTAGATGCAGTAAAGGCAATAGTAAAAGAATTTAATGTAACGATTTCTATTGATACTTCCATACCACTAGCATTTATCAAATTTTTAATGGAATTCGAAGATAAAGAATCAGAGATAGAACAAACTAAGTCTACTGCCACTATTCCAGCAAAAGTACCTTCGGTAGTAGCTCCAGTTGCAGGTTTAACTGTTCAAGTTCCTCAATCATCAGTAGTAAAGGGTGAAAATGTAAAGAGAGGTGTGGATTATCCTGATACGGATGCAGGACTTGAAAAAACTATACAATATAGTTTAAGTAAAGACGGACAAAAAGAGTTCACGCCTAATTTTAAAGTTTCTGAATTTGCTTGTAAAGACGGTGCAGATGTCATATTAATCAATCCACATATAGTAGAAGTCCTTGAAAAAATTAGAGCTCATTTTGGTAAATCTATTACTATTAATTCAGCATATAGAACACCATCTTATAATAATGCATTAAGAAGAAAAAGTAAAAAAGTAGCAAAAAACTCATATCATATGCGTGGTCTTGCAACTGATATAACTATATCAGGAGTTAGTCCAAAGGAAATATATGATTTTGTAAATCCTTTTCATCAGGGTGGACTAGGTTTATATCCTTCTTTTGTTCATGTAGATGTAAGAGATACTGTTGGGGATCCAAAATCAAGATGGTAATTACTTCAAAATATAAATCAACACAAAAGATTATGATATATAATACAAAATATAAATAAATATGGAAATACCTAAAAGAGAACCTATATTAAATTTTAATGAATATTGTCAATTACAAAGTTTACATACATATACATTTAAAAATAGTTTATATATTCCTATAGCAGAAAGTATATTGTCTAATGGAAATATTTATTTAGATAACAATTATAGAATTATCTTAGAATTTATTGCAGACAAAAAACTTTCTATAGATAAATGGATATTACTTAAAGAAGGAAACTATTATGATGACGCTGTGAATTTCTTTAAGTCATACATAGCTGAACCGACTATAAATCTAGTAAAGGGGGCAATTAATTGGGCTGTTCAATTAGGATCGGATTTAATGTCAGCTATTAGTACAGTTGTAAATAAAATTATGGAAGGTATTCAATTTGCATGGGATAGTGTAAAAATAGAAGCAAATAAATGGTTTTCTGGAAATAGATCTTTGAAAAGACAAATGACTATATCTATAAATCAACAAATTTCTACAATTAAAGAATCCTTAAATGAAGATGATTCAGATCCAAATAGAATTATCTGGGATACATTAACTAAAGAAACTGGGCAATTAAGTAATATGTTTGTTGAAAGTATAGGCAAAATTATAGAGGGTGATATTTTTGCATCAAAAGTTACGATGTCAATAAATAAAGCAGTTAATGAATCTAAAGAAGATAATATTATAAAAGAAAATTTAAAAAATAATTTATTATCGTTTTTACCGAAAGCTATTTCTGAAAATATATTAGATATTAATAAACATTCAAACTTTAATTCAAATAATATTCACATCTCTTCATTTAGAGATATGAAAAGATTAGATGAATCAATAAAACTTATAGATGATTTTTATAAGTGGTGTTTAGATAAATTAAACAATTTACCACCATTTAATTGGATTAAACAATTTACAGATAATCTAAAAACTAATCCAAACGAAGCGTTAAAAAGTACTTCAAAATTTTTAACTGATACTTTTGGTATATCAGGTCCTTTTGATTTTCAAATTTTAGGACCAACATTTGCTATTTTGATAAATGCTATAACTATGATAGGACAGTATGTACTTGTTGATTTAGTTTTAGCTGCAATCGCAAATTTTATAATACCAGGTTCTGGTGCTATTGTTATGCTTTTATTAAATTTATACGGTTTATGGATACTTGCAGAAGTTTTATATGATCTTATAAATGATACATCAGATGAAGATGTTGCTACTCAAAATTAATATATGTAAATGATAAAAAGATTTAGTATTTACGAAAATAAAATATATGAAGAAAGTATTTTACCTACATGGGTAGATGAAAAAATTATAAAGCCTGCTACTAATGTAGTTTATGCTTTGAACACTGATAAGTCTGGAAAACCAATATTAAACATAATTGGTAATCAAGATAATGAAATGGATGAAAGTTTAAAAAAACTTTACAATACTCCTATAGCTAATATTCCAATTTCTGCATATGCACAACTAATGGATATTATGGATGAAGAGAGAGTTAAACTTATAACATTGCCAGCTCCTTTGAAAACAGATTCTGTTATGTTAGAATTAGCTGCACAATATTACCTCACTAACATAGCAAAAATAATTGATGCAATTAATAACAAATCAGATATAAGTTTTGGATCTAGTGGTGTAAGTGAAGAAACAACTAATATACTAAATAAAAATCCTATAACAGTAGGAACAATAATTAGAAATACTTTAGTAGATTGGTATCTTTCTAAAGAGCCTTTAAATAAATTATTAGAGTCTTTAAATACTGCTGTTTTAGAAGTAAAAGAAGAAGATACACATGTAACTGAAACATATACAATTATATATGAATCTAAAGGTGAAGGGTTAGGAGTAGCTGCAAAATCAGGTATAAACATTATAAAAAATCTGTTTTTTAAAGGTGGAGAAGAAGCTGGGGCTGTTTTAAAAGCGTCTGATGATGTTGCTAAGTTAGCAAGTACATCAAAACTTAATTTTACAAAAGCTAATTCTGTAGATGATGGTTTAAAGAGTATAGATAATGCGGCTGACGATATTGTAAATAATTATAATAAAGCACACCCTGATGTTCAAAATGCAGTTAAACAAAAATTAACTGTAGTAGAACAAGAAGCGAAAGCTATGAGTCTTCCAGATAAAAGTAAACTAAAACCTATAACTGACCCTGTAACAAGTCCTACACATATAGAATCAGGGAGACCTAAAATTCCTGAACCTACTCTACCATTAGATACACCAAAAAATGATAAGGTAAAGGGTTGGTTTCAAAAATTTTTAGAAAATAGAGCCAAAAATAAAGCTAATAATACAACACCAAATATACCAAAACCTTGGAGTATAAGAAGTGGATTAACCAAAATTTTTAAAGGTATATGGAAAATATTTACTGCTGGTGGATTTTTATTAAAATTACCATTTAAAGCTTGGTCAATTGTTTTAGGGGGAGGGATTTTTTACGGTATTTATTGGGTAGCAAAAAGATTTGAAAAATTAGATGGTGAGAGTGCAAGAGAACCTTTAAGAGAACTTCTTACCGTGTTTGAACAAGATTTAGCACATAGAAAACATGAACCATTTCTTACATTTCATGACATGGGTGAAAAGTTTAAGGCTGCTATAGCAAAAGAAGATGTAAGAGAATCGATTAAATCTTGGTGTACATCATTATATGATTGTAAAATAATGTCAAGTTCAGATTATCAAAAATGTGTAACGCAAATAGATAGTGACGCTTTTAATAATTACATTGAAGCAAATAGTACTGTATCTAAAAACTTTGTTAATGCTATGGAAGCAGAATGGGAGTCTCATCTTGATTTACCTTCTCCAGGATTACTAACAATGGGATTAGCATCTGCATACTCTTCTGTATTATCTAAATTTGAGGAAGAGTTTTATAAGGGAAAAGTTCCTTTGACAGCTGATAGTAAAAATTTAGATAGACCAGTCGGAATAACTGATAGAACTGATAGTGCTGGAAACAAACGAAATACTTTACAAATAGGCGATGAAGGCGAAGATGTAAAATTATTGCAGTCTAGTTTAAAAAAGTTAGGTGTATATACAGGTGAGATAAATGGTAAGTATGATGAAGAAATGGCGAAAATTATTACACTTCTTCAAACTAATGCACAACCTACTAATACAGAAATAGAAGTTAATGGGATTGCAGATTTAGCTATTATTAACTACTTATCTAAGCAAATATCACTTTTGTCAGGAGTAATTAAAAATTCGATTGGAATTACTGTTTCTCCTGAAGAAATACAAAAAAGGCAACAAGCTCAGGGATATATACAACAAATGCAAGCGGCACTAGCAAATAGATAAAAAAACCAAAATTATATGATTGACGAAAATTTTTACCAAAAGAAAGTTGATGAGTTAAAACGATCTCTTCAAAGTAAAACTGTTTTTATTAATGAGAGCTTTTCTGGTGGGCTTTTTAGAACCAGTGCTAAAGATAATTTAAACACGTTAAGTATTTATCACATGTTACGTGGTTTAGAAATTGACACCGATACAGAAACGTACGAAATACTTAGTATAGCTTTACCTAAGTCTGCAACATTATTTAATGAAAAAGTAGCAGAAACAGAAACTGCTGAAAAAATTATTTTTAACCAACTAGATTATATTGTAGAATTAACAACTAATATGGAGAATCAGCTTGCTTCTTTATTTGAATTAATTAGAAAACAGAATACGGGAGAAAAAATAGAAGATCCAACCATTTTATCAGATACATTGTACAAAAAAATTATACCAATACTAAAAGATAGTAAATTAGATTTTGGTACTATAAAAAAGAGCATCAAAGCTATTCAAGTTTCTGAAGCTTTGACTCAACAGAAGATGTTTCAAAACTTTATTGGATTTCTTAAAGATGAAATTAAAAAAAACAAAACAGGTTTAAAGGGGACTGTGTATAATGAAATAGATAACATGAACTTGAAATCATTAGAACCAAGTTCTTTTAAAACTAATAATATAAATTATTTACTTGTAGAACCAGATATTAAGTCAGGTCTAATTGGAGATAATGTTATACAAAGAATTTCATTATTTTTAGAAAAAGTTATTATTTCTATGGGGTTATCCGATTTAAAATATATTAGTTATAAAAACAATGCATATGATTATTTAAAAGATGTCATAACAAGTATGACTACATATGCAGGAATTAAACCAGTTGTAACTCCTTCTATAATTGAAGAATATAAAGATGTAATTAATAAAATTGGTGATATACTTATTACTCCAGAAATAGAAAAGATGACTACTATTTATAGTAAAACTATAACTATACCTAGTATTCAATCATTATATATTTCATTATTATCTTCAATGGTTTTAAAATTAATAAATTATAATTACGAAGAAATTGAAAAACAAGAAATTGCACAAAAGCAGAATAAAGAAAACACAGTAATATCTGAAAAATCACGTTCAACGTATGTAAATATAATTAATACATTCGATCAGTTAAAAGAGTCTGGTTTCTTTGAAAATACAAAAGTTTTTTATGAAACTAAGAAGTATACGATGAAAGAAAAAGAGATGATTAAGTTATTAAAAATGTTGTTTTTCAAAATGGGTTTAATTAAAGATTTTCCAGCAGGGTATTTAGAAAGAGGTACATTTGATGCAGATATTCTTGGAAATGCCGTAAGAAAATTCCAAGCTTCTTTAAAAATAAGTCGTCAAGGGATAAAAGTTGATGGAAGAATTGGAAAAAACACTCGCTTGGCTTTAAACGCTTCAGTTGAATTATTAAAACAAAAAATAGGAGTTGACTCTAAAGTTGGAGAGAATAAAAAGACTATTGTTGGAAATAAAGCAAAGAGTCCTAAACAAAGTGTATCAGTTAAGAATCAGCAACAAAGTGTACCAGTTGAGACTCAGCAATCAAAAGCAAACTCCAATTATTCTGGGGGTGGTTCAATGCCAAATGATATCAAATCTATGAAAATAAAGACTTCTCCTTCAGATGCGACTTCAGTGTCTTTGAATTAATAAAATATCTAAAAAATTAAATAAATTAAATTTATATAAATAAGCTGCATTGAATAAGTTTGAGTAGAAAGTTAAAATAGACAATTATAAACATAAACCAAAAAAAATGAAAATATTAAAATTTACAGACTTCGTTTCTAGTGAAGTGCTAAACGAAGGATATAATTTCATTAATGAAGAAGATGAAAAACAAAACGAAATGGATTATGTAATCAATAAAGATGGATTACTATTCGATTTCACAGATCTTTTTACAAATTATATAAACAAAAAATAATTTTTTATTTCGCAATAAAGAATATATAATTATATAAAAAAAATATAGAACAATGCTTTTTAAAAACTTTTCTAACAACCATGATCAATTTAGATTAAATGAAGGTAATTTCATTTCTAAAGATTTTACAGGAATATTCGATACAGATGCAAGCTATAATTTATCAAAACTAACTATTGATAAACTTTTTGAGGGTTTAGACTTAGAAAAATCTGAGGATATGTATTACTTTATTAAAAACAATATTCCTTCTATAGCATCATCTCTTGGTATGTATAACGCTTCTAATCTATTTGCTTTTGATTTAATTAAAAATCAAATTAGTTATATAATAACAAGAATTATAAAAATTGAAACAGAATTAGCAGAAGGATTTAAATCTGTTTTAGATGCAACACAAACTAGTTATGGTGACAGAAAGAAAAAAATATCTCAAATTACAAATCCAGGCTCTTTATCTTCTATAATCCCTAGAGTAAATTCAGTTGTAAAAAATTATATTAAAACTAATAATATAGATTTTAAATCTGAACAATATGATAGTTTAAAACAGAGTTTTATATCACTTCATAGTGTACCTATTGAAAAAACTGCAAATGAGTTTTTAAAAAACATAGATTATTCATCTCAAACATTTGGATTAAAAGCTATCTATACAATTATAGATGCTCTTAAGATGCCTAAAATTGAACCAGAATCAGCTCAATGTTATCCGAAAAATTTTGTTGGAATTCCGTTAAAAGCTGTAGAATATATAACATCTGAAGATGTATATGATCGTTTAGCAGGATTTTTTGAAATGGTGATGAATAATTATCCAGTAGGAAGACAATTAATAGAAAAATTTGGTGTTAATTATATAAATATCAATCTTACTTCAGAAATAGTGGGTCCTGATGCAGTTTTGTCTTTAAAGCAATTAGTGCCTTCGATTGATACAAGAATTTTTGAACCCATGTCAGACTTATTAAATGAAGTTAGTTCTATTTTAGTAAATCGAGTATTTTTACAAAGTCCAGATGAAGATTTAAAGAATATCTTTACTCCTACATTGCAGGTAGTGTATATGTGTTTACTTTCAATAGTTTCATTAAAGCTTATCAACTTAAACTTAGAAGTAGAATCTTTGGTAATTAAGACTGAAGAACAAATAAAGAAAGATGCTGAAAAGAAAGTATACGATGAAAGAGTTCAAAGAGTGAAAAATTTGTTAGATGTAACGA